GTGTCGTTGTTGTCGGTTGCACTCATTGTTGTTTCCGTTCTGAACATATGTCGCGGCGTGTCTTTAAGTTATTTTATTCATCCGTTTATATATTTGACATCACGTGCTCGGTGATGTCCAGTCGGGCGGTTTTGCCGTCCTTGAAATAATAGAGACCGTATTCCCCGCGTCTTAGCGCCGCAAAATACCGCAGTCGCTGGTTTCGTATTTCATCGTGCATGTGGGACATCTGGTGCGGATTGCCCAACAACTGCATGATCGCGTCCAGGTTTGACAAACATTCGTAAATGACCGCCAAATAATTGGTTTCCAGTGATTCCAGCCGCAGGATGGTGCGTTGCGTGGTTCTCGTCAGCACGTCAAATATCACCGACGCATGGTCCACGCATGCATTCAAATCCGAAGTCCGGTGTTTCCGAGATGACGTGGATGCGGATGCCGGCAACTCCAATTTCAACATCGCATGCACGCTTTGGCTCTGCCAGTTCAATTCAAACACGTTGTCCAATGGGGTGCTGTGAGTGTGCAGCATGTCTTCTGCCCGCTCCCGCATGATTTTAACGGCGCGTTTCAGTGTTTTTACTTGAGGAACCGCCACCCGGGCCAACACGCTGACCGCCTCTCCCATTTCAAAACGCGGTTCCAGCGCATTGCGATTCAATGCATCATAAAGTTGCGAACTCATGAGTTGCACGCGGGAGCGATGCACCCCCCATCGGTCGTATGCCCGAATAAGAAAGATGGACGCTTGACGGTAAGCCGCCGGATTCTTCAACCATTTTTGATAGTAGTGTTCCAAATTAGATAGAATGGGTTTGTTATTGAATGCCGACTTGTAGTCCGCTGCAAATGCAATGACGTCGCCAATGCACGCCAAATTGCGCACTGCCTCCTCTTCATTTACTTTAACCGCGCGCGTGATCGCATTGTATTCAAACGGCACAAATTTATCATAATACTTCAAATAAAAGAACGCGACGTCGGCTCGCAAATACGAAGCAGACAGCGCCGAAAACAGCACGTCATACACGTTGAACGACACAATTGTGGTGGTGTACGCATAAAATCGGGCCGCCGAACTGCGACCGATCCCCGCTTTTTGCCGCAGGCTTTGAGAAATATAGTCCCAGTCCGCATTTGGAAACACGCCGGGCAAATAGGTGGCGCGCTTTCCGCCGCTTCCCGAATCCACCAAAATCCCTTGCTTCATGTTGCTAAAGTGCGATTGATTCACGGAATCAATCTCATTCAGCAGCAGATTCATCAGGCTTATCTCCATGGTTGCGGATGCGTCCTGGTCCACGTCGGTTGGAAAATGCAACCGGCGGTCGTCTTTTGTGCGCACGTCTTTCGCTAGCTGCTGAGTCTTTGAAACCAGTTCGGCAGGTGTCATAGAGTTGTATATCCAATGCCCGAGACAGCCGTGGATTTCACGCTCATTCGGGTCATCCCACCGGATTTCGTTTTCATTGCGGCGCAGAGTGACAAACACGCCGAACCGGGATTTGGATGATGCCGACAACTGTCGCTGCGCTGCATCCGCCAAACTCGCGTCATTGATTGTGCGAATCCCGAATAATGCGTATACTGCCAGCAGTTTCAGCTCATCCATTGGCATTGCTGATTTAAATATATAATAACGCAACAAAATCTTTATTATGTATTGCAACATGCTTTTCGTCGCATGCTTTTCGTCGCATTCTCACAATTGCGATGCAATGGCATCATAATCGGGTGCCTCATTCGCATTCATGGCGTAAAGCCGTTCCAAAATGGCGCTCCATCCTTCCGCGTGATATTCGGATAACTCCGCACAAATCTCTCTTGGCATCATGTCATTTTTTATGTAGCAAATTTCACTCTCTGAATAACACATCCAGGGCAGTGCGCCGCCATTGGCCACGTAAATCAGCGAATACATCATGGATATGAGGTCGTCCCTGCGCCCCAACGCTTCCCCCCTGTGCGCAGCCAGGCTGGCATACCGTGCGCTTCCAATCAAAGACCCATTTGCTGATCCGGTTTCTGCCGCCACTTCGCTTCCCGCCTGCACATCAGCCGCAGATTTCATGCGTTTTGCCATTCCAAAATCAATGAGATACAACAGCGGGGCAACTTCGTGGTAAGCACGATTGGTTGCTCTCCTTGATAAATCCAGCGCCGGTGTGCGCGCAAACAAGAAATTGTCGGGTTTCACGTCCCGGTGCAACATGCCGCGACAGTGGATTGATTTAAGACGTTGCAGCATCTGGCGTCCAATGCCTGAAATGAAGACTGCATGATGCGGTGGCGGATGTTTTATGACATACTGACACATGTCCAACCTGTGCGAATTTGCCAACGTTTCCAATGAAGGGCCCAGCAATTCCGTCACCATAAAAATGCCATTCATGGCATCATTGCGTCCAAAATACCGGAGCCGGGGAATTCCCGGCACACCCTGTAATAACTGCAGCACCCGCGACTCGTATTGCAGGGTGGGCGCGAGATTTCCCTGAATGCGCTCCACTTTGACCGCCACCAGTTCACCCGTGCTCACGCTGTCCGCGCTCCACACTTCGCCGAACGCGCCGGACCCAATGCACTCGCGCAGCACATACTTGTCCAAAATCCGGGTTCCTGATTCATACATCTGGACACTATTATTCCATCATTACAACAATGCATTTAATATTTTTATATATACAAATATTTATAAACACACACACAAACTACCCCCCACTCATTCATTGCAAATATGATTTCATGAATCATCATATTTACACTATTTCGCCGCCGGTTTTGGCCAGGTGCACCTCTTTGAGAAAGGCCTTGATAATTTTCTTGTTTGCGCGCTCGTCATGTTCAATGCTTTTGTACAGCTCCTTGCAAATGTTGTGGTATTCGGTGTGCATGCGCTCCTTGGTTTCCCACCCCGGGTGCGCGTTCATCCAGTCCTGAATAACGCGGGTCTGGTAGCACGACGTCAAGTAAATGAACTTATTGATGTGCTCATGCATGTCGTCCTTGATCCACTCGTCGGCCTTCACGTACATGGTTTCGCGCTTCAAGTCCGTGCAGTGAATGGGCCGCTTGTGCACGTCCATGCCCTTCAAATTATTAACAATGATAGAGCTCACGCCCTCCACGATGCCGTTAGTTTTGGTGAATTCCAAATCTTGGAGCGTGATTTTCAGGGTTTTGACGAAATCGCTCAAATTGATGGCGTCCTTGCAGTCCGTGTTCAAAAACACCTGCAGATTGAACTGCGTGTTGTTCGTGATGTTGTTCGTGTTATTCGTGATGCGATTGCCAATACCTCCGCCCGAACCCGCCAGAGTCAGAGCCAGCGTGCTGTCATTCGCCATCTTCGTCTGAATCGCGTCCACCAGGATCTTGTTCTGACTGATCATGTCCTTGTTCTGCGACACCACCTCCTTGTTGTGCGCCATCAAATCCTTCACCACTTCAATCAAATCCGAAAACTGCTTGTCTTGAGACGAAGACTGCATTCGCGGCTGTGGGTGTGGTTCTGGTTGTTGCGTCTGCGACTGTGATTGATGCTGCGATTGATGCGTCTTCTTATGAATGCTCAGCCCCGAACGAAACTTGTAGGTTTTACCACAGATGTCACACCCATGCACCACAGTATTTGTGACAATTGATCCTTGTCCAATGAGTTTGATTTTGTTTTTATGTTTTGCTGTGTTGAGGTGTCTGTCGTAATCACATTTATGACCACATGCAACGTCACATATTGCGCAATGATATTCCATTGAAATTATGAAACAATATACAATGCTACAAATATTATATTTAAATGAAAATCAACTAAAAGCATTCATCGGCGAAAATGTTATCATTGTTATCATCTAGCTACAATTATTTGCGTTTGACACAAATCACACATGCATACATCGTGCTAAAACACCACATGTAAAAAAATCGGAGTGCAAATTCGCCGAATGTGTTATCGTAATGTTATCATTTGATTATCATTTATGACAGTCCCAAAACGGGGCATTCTTGTTTTCAAAATAAATGTTTTGCCGTTTTCAGGGGGTGCAACCGGCGCCAATGGGAGCGGAGGCATGTCCCTTTTCGGGGCATTCGTGTTTTCAAAACAAATGTTTTGCCGTTTTCAGGGGGTGCAACCGGCGCCAATGGGAGCGGAGGCATGTCCCTTTTTGGGGCATTCTTGTTTTCGGAAAAAAGCTTTTGCCAAAATCGGGACATAAACCGGCCCAAAACGGCCCAAAACGGCCCAAATCTGCACAATTATTTATGTGCATGTCCTTTTTTGGGACTTTCCTATTTTGAATTTAAATGTTTTCCCGTTTTTGGGACATGCAACATTATGTGGGGTTTCATAACATGAATTCATGCATAAATTTATGACACACAATATGCTCACACAAAATGAAAAAAAATCTCGTCGCCGAATTCGGCGAAATGTTATCATTTTGTTATCATTTTGTTATCATCTAGCAGAATTAGTATAAACTCGTCAAATCATGTGACACCATATGACATGTTAAAAAATGAACGCAAAACTCTCTCGTAAAAATCGGCGAAAATGTTATCATTTTGTTATCATTTTGTTATCATTGTTATTGATAACATTTCAACAAGAGAATGCACCGATTGGTGCCTTTTTTTAAGCTTTTTTTTGGTCCGAAAAATGTCATTTTTCCATCCACTTTTTTTTGTGACCATTATGCTCTCATTTTTTTACTATTATTACATAAATTAATTTTGTTATATTTCGATTCGACTTTGCACAAGACTCGAAAAATTTTTGAGAAAATGGACAAGAATCGATGTCCAAAAATGAGATCGACGAAACACTTTTGGGAAAAAACGCGCGGCGCTAGGTGATTTGCGGAACTTTTTTAGAATGTTAACCGAGAGACCATATATGGTGCGGGCATGTTCAATCCGTTGTCGGCCGCTAAAATCTCCAAGCGCCAAAAAGCCCCGTTGAGCGCCAAAAAGCCCCGTTGAGCGCCAAAAATGCACCATTGGGCGCCAAAAATGCACCATTGGGCGCCCCAGTTTGCGCGGATGTGCCCAAAACGCGCATTTAAGTTTTCCGGAAAAAGGTTTTCCCGTTTTTGGGACATCCGACAAAACGCAATGGTCCGAAAGGCATTGGATGTCATTTCAAAATATGTATGAAAAATGAAAAAATTGAAAGCATTTTGAAAATGATGACCCCACAATCAGTGCTTTCCGTTTCCCAATGACAATGATTAGAACTGAATGCAAAGGATTTACCATCAATGCTACCAACGATGCCCATTTGGCCCATTTGAAGAAGACCGTGGACGATTTTGAAAAGGACCGCAACCAAACCCCCATGGACGTTGATGCCGCACGGGTTGCGCGCTCGTGCATGGGGGCATGCAACCTGCTAAAACCAATGACGGGCGATCAAGTCCGGTATTTGAAACAAATTGAGCACGGAATGTATACCGGTTCCATGGTCCCCGCGCTGGCACCCAACCGCATTGAAGCCAAGCATTTCACAAAGAGCAGTCGGGTTCGGAACCTTGTGCATGGCGGCATGACGGGCTTGTTGGCCGTGCGGCTCATGAACGACTCCAGCCAGGTTGAGAGAACAAGTCGCACATTCAATTCATTGTGCGTCATTCAGCGCGTCAATAATGCAGCTGGATGCTCCCACGTGAAATGGTCCATCCCCGAGTTCCAAATGCGACACAACATTGGATACAAAGCGTTTAAAACCTGCCACAATCCGTTTCATGAATTGGAGCACGAATCCGCGCTGGCGCAATTCAATGCACTTAACACTGCCGAACATCAGAAGGCATTCTTGGCCGAATGTCATGCCATTGCAAACCGACAAAATCAGTCACGCGTCGTGGACCAGTTTGACCCAAATGTCAACAATGACAATGAGTGCATCTGGAAGGTTCAAAAGACACAGATTACAGACAATGAATGGATTGCGAACCTGGTTGGAGCGTTTGTCAATGTGTGTTCAACGAAAATGGCTGACGTCAATGACAGTGAACTTACCAAACTTGGCCGTTCTCGCAAATTGATTGAACTGTTCCATTTCATGACACAAATGGATTGGGGTTTCACTGACCCGTCTGTGAGATTCACATTGAGCATGGTCCGGCTTTATGAAGCATTCATTAAGCGGTTGTTTTACTTTGCGAAAGAAGGAGTGGAACATTCGGCGTACATGCTTGGAAGATACGCGCCTGAACTGATGACGCCCGAGTTGCACATGTGCGTGGTTCCAACACGTGATTTGTATCGTAGTACACCTGAAATGCAGATTGCAGACGATGACGAAGTCTTCGGGGCGATGAAAGTCGCGTGTGCTGCGTTCATGCCCGCTGCCGTCGCCGTTCCGGTCCGTCGGCGTCGTTACTCTGATGAGTATTCCGATGACAGCTACGGCAATGACGATGATGATGCTCATGATAACGCTCAAGGATGATTCAAATTGATGCGATGACAAATTGATGCGATGATGCGAATGATGTGAATGAAAAAAAAACAAAAACCTCATAAAAACATTTTTTTAAGGAAAAGAACATAAACAATAAATGTTGTCTTGTTATCATTGAATATCTCTCAACCGTGATGTCACGATTTACAGAAAACGAAGGAAAGGTTCCGGATTGTCAGGATTGGACGCCGGTCACATTCAATAAACGGCCCAGCAATGCAACCAACGCAACCAACACAACCACGTCTTCACTTGCAAATGTGGGCGTGTACAAGGCAGCATCGGATGACGACACAAAAAAGACAAAGTATGTGAGCAAGGCCACATCGGACACAATCAAAGTGGCCCGGTGCGAAAAGAAGTTGACCCAAAAAGAGCTGGCGCAAAAGTGCAACCTGGATGCTGCGATTGTAAACGAGGTGGAACGCGGCGGTGGTGTGTACAATGCGGCACACATCAACAAAATTCAAACCGTGCTGGGTGTTAAAATCCCGCGATAATCAGAAAACCTACGGTTTCCAAGGCACGGCTTGTCGTGCCAAGCCGTTGTGTCCGAACCTTTCCCTCCAGCAGTTGGGTTTTCTGAGGAGGAGGGGTTCGGGGAACGTAGTTCCCCGATTACCACAAGTACTTCCAACTAAAGTAACCGCTGCTGAATTTGCGCTTGTTCTCTCCATGATGCCGGGTGCGATAATTGCGACGGCGTTTCGGGTCGCCGTGATTGACGTGCGTGTAAAGCCCTTTGCCCGTGGAGTCTTTAAACTGCTCGTACCCCACGGCGCCAAACGGCACGCGCCTTTTGGAACGCGTCTTCTTGTTTTTTAAAATGGCGTCATATTTCTTTCCACTCGTTTTGGAGCGCTCAAATCCGACGAGCGTGTAGTTGGCGGGGTCTTCAATGATCATTTGACTGGTGGTTTGATTGACTTGTTGATTTATGGGAATCGTGTAAATATTTATGGTTGATACATTTACATGATTTTATTTCATTGGGCTATCGCATTTGGATTGCATGCAGAGCTTGCGCCATCAATGGGGTTGCA